AGGTAGACCTACTGATCAGGACGTGGCGGACGGACGCTGCCGAAATAGGTATGTATGCCGTGACCGAGGACAAAAAACAGTATCGCATTGATAATGTGCAGCACCTGCTTGACGAGGATGGGCTGAAAATAACAGACCTGACATTGAGGAGGCTTGACAAACTGTATGACGTTGCAGAATAAATTACAGCCTCTCGGCGAGGCGCTGGCAAAAGTGGTGCCGAATACAAAGCACTACTGGAGGCCGCACATGGAGCCGCCGTTTTGCGTCTGGGCGGAGGACGGGGAAAATGGATTTAACGCCGGCAACCGAAAGGCAGAGCAAGCGATCACCGGCACGGTGGACTACTACACCCCACAAGAATATGACCCGGCCGTGGACAATATACAGGCAGCCCTTAACTCTCTGAGGATACCCTGGCGACTGAACTCCGTACAGTACGAGGACGAGACGAACCTAATCCATTACGAATGGACGTGGGAGGTGCCCTGATGGCGACGCTAAAGTTTGAGGGCCTCGAGGAATACGAACGGAAATTATCTGCTCTCGGCAAAAATAGCCGGGAAACGGCGGCGAAGGCCGTATACGCGGGGGCGGATATAGTGGCAAACGCGATCAGAAACGGGCTCGACGAGGTTCCGACGCTACCTAATACGAGCAAAACCAAAAAATACACCCGCGGCGTGCCTAAAATTCAGATCGAGGGACTGAAAGACAGCTTTGGCATATCCAGAATGCGCGACAATGAGGGCTTTTTAAACGTCAAAATCGGATTTCACGGCTACAACCAAGTAAAAACGAAAAAATACCCGCAAGGGCAGCCTAACCAGATCATAGCCGCCGCCGTGGAAAGCGGCAGCAGCATACAACAAAAATACCCGTTTGTCCGTAAGGCGATCAAAAAATGCCAAGAGGAAGCCTTAGAGGCCATGGCGGCAGTGATTGACGAGGAAACGGCGAAAATTATGAAATGAGGAGCGGATAAATGAATAATGGCGGAGTAAGAATAGGCTTTTCAGAACCCTATGTAGCTATATACTCGCACAATGGAAACGATATATCATACGCTAACGGCCAGAAAATGGCACGCGGCGTGAGCGCGAACTTGACAAGCAGCTCTAACGGCAGCAGCAAGTTTTATGCGGACAACGTAGAAGCCGAAAGCGCTGCTGGCAAGTTTACGGGCGGCACGCTTGCTCTTACCGTAGATGGTCTCGCGCTGGAGGCCGACAAACTCATGCGCGGTCTGCCTGTCGCGACCAGTCTGACCGTCGGCAGCGACACGGTGCAGGTATATGCGGACAATGACGATGCAGACACGCCCTACGTAGGCGTGGGCTATATCGAAAAATGGCAGTTTGAGGGCGTGCAGAGCTACCGCCCCGTGGTCATTTACAAATGCAAGCTCGCCACCCCGGACGAGGGAGCGCAGACAGAGACGGAAACCACCAACTGGCAGACCCAGAATCTCACATTTGACGTGGTGCGCAGCGACAAGGCCAAACGCGATTGGCGGCTGCGCGGCGAGCACCAGGAGACCGAGGCCGCGGCACTTGCAGTCATCAAACAGGTGCTCAATATAACGGGGGTTTAACGCATGGTAGAGGTTAATGGACGCGAGGTAAACTTTAAATACAGCGTCGGCGCCTGCATCGAACTGGCCCGCCTGTGCCCGGAGGGCGATATAGCAAACCTCATGGCCTATCTCAACGACAGCGAGGCGGGCCGGAGGGCAGAAAACCGTATGCGGTTTGTCTGCATACTATCCCTCATGGGCGAGAAAGCGGCGGCGTTTGAAGCCCCCGGTTACAAGCCCACTCCCCTGACGTATGACGAGGTAGCCTCTTTGACACTGGAGGAGTTTGCGGAGATATTTAACGCCGCGATAGACGCATACGGTAGGGACACTCACAGGACGGTGAGGGCGATCCCGTCAAAAAAAACCGAGGCCGGGGAGTGAAGATCACCCCGGCCTTTTTGGTGTATTTTGGATTGAGCCTCGGCATGAGCCGTGCGGAAACCATACACACCGCATACGGCGAGCTGCTTGACCTCATTGACTGCCGCGCTATATACAACGGCGCGGATTATGAGCGGCCCCTAACCTATGACGAGATTATGAATCAGGAGTAAACAACATGGCTGTGAGCATAGGCCCGAAGCTGGGCATAGACGGCGAAAAAGAATACCGCGACAGCATCAACCAGATCATACAACAGGCAAAAACCCTCGGCAGCGAGATGAAACTCGTCACCGCCAGCTTTGATGAAAACACCGAAGCGGAGGAAAAAGCGCAGAGAACCGCCGAGGTATTAAACAAACAGATCGACGTACAGAAAAAGCGCGTGGACGCGCTGAACGGTATGCTCGAAAAATCCGCTGATCTATACGGCGAAAACGACACAAAAACATTGAAATGGCAGGAAGCCGTAAACGACGCCAATGCGGAACTCAAAAACCTTGAGCGGCAGCTTGACGAAACGCAATCCGGCCTGAGCGGCTTCGCGGACAGTCTCGACGACAGCTTGGGCAGCCTCGATGACATGAGCGGCGCTCTGAGCGAGACGGGAGAGGCGGCAGGAGCAGCCAGCGGCACCCTCGGCGACCTTGCGGGCAAGTTTGGCATAGACCTCCCTGACGCGCTGGGTGAAATCGACCTCGGCGGCATAAACACCGATATGCTCGGCCTTGCCGGAGTGCTCGGCGCGGCGGCGGGCTATATGGTGGAGATCGGCAAAGAGACCATTGAACTCGCCGAAAACCTGAAACTGCTCTCCGGCACATCCGGCCTGAGCACGACCGCATTGCAAGAATGGGGCTACGCAGGAGAGCAAGTGGGCGTGAGCATGGAAGAGATAGCCGACCTCACAAAAGACCTCCGCAAAAATGCGGTAGCCGCAGTTGAGGGTAACGAGGAGATGGCAAAATCGTTCGAAGAACTCGGCGTGACGCTGACGGACGAAAACGGCAACATACGCGACACCGACGATCTATTTAACGATGTTGTTTACGCCCTCGCTAATATGGAGGAGGGCGCGGAGCGCGACACACTTGCAATGTCCCTCATGGGCGAAGGCGCACTGAAACTCAATCCTATCATCAACGACGGCGCGGAAGCTCTCGATGACATGAAACAGGCGGCGCACGAAAACAATCAGGTACTTTCCGAGGAGGGCGTGGCCGCTGTCGATAAATTTCACAAGCGCCTGGATAACCTCGTCGGCAAAATGAAGGGCAGCTTCCGGCAGGCGTTCGCAGAATTGGCTCAGTGGCTCAACGGCGATTGGGACTATAAGGGCGTTGCCGTGGGCGGCAAGGCGTGGGATTCCGGCGTCGGCCGTAACGCCCGCGGCACGGATTACTGGCAGGGCGGTTGGACGTTGGTAGGCGAGGAGGGCCCCGAGCTGCTCCGGTTGCCTCAGGGAACGCAGATAAAAAGCAACGCCGAAAGCGCCGCCATGATGGGCGGCGTCAACATTACCGTTTACGGCGCGGAGGGTCAGGACGTGGAAGCGCTTGCCGATGAGATAATGTACCGAATCAATGACGCCGTGGCGAGACAGGAGGCGATTTACAGATGATAAACTGGAACGGCATAAGCAGCGACAGCCTGAACTGTATCGTTGAGAGGTATCCGACATATACCGTGCCGCAGCGTAAGCAGAGCGCGATCAGCGTGCCCGGGCGAAACGGCGATTTGCTCCTGCAGCAGCAGGCATACAGCAATTATATACAAGGATACGACATCTACCTGAGCGGCCCTCGAAACAACAGCAAACTGCCGGATGTTGCCCGTGCCGTGGCGGCGTGGCTCAACGTGGGCGGCTACCGCAAACTTGTGGACGACTACACCCCCGGCAGTTACCGCATGGCCTTTTTTCAAGGGCCGATGGATCTGGAAAACACATTTAACCTATACGGCAGGGCCACAATAGAGTTTAACTGCAAACCGCAGCGGTTTTTAAACATCGGCGACACGGCGCAGACGATAAGCACCAGCGGCGGGGCAATAACCAACCCGACCGCGTTTAACGCAAAGCCCCTCATCACCGTTTACGGCAGCGGGGCGGCAACGCTGCAGGTAGGCGAGTACGTCTGCACCCTCGCCGCCATAGATGGCAGCATCACGCTGGACAGCGACACCGAAAACGCATATAAGGGCACGACCAACCTT